TGCAGAACGTCCAGTTGGTATCATGGTCCCTGAGTTTCCTAAATTGATGAATCAAATCAAAGGCTTTAGGACTCGTGAATTGACTCTGCTGTGCGCCCCGACAAATGTTGGTAAAAGTACAATTTCAGCCATTTTTGCAAACGCATTTATGTCTGCAGGTGAACGAGTGGGAATGATTTATTTAGAGGAACGTCCAGAAGAAACTCTGCAGCGTATGATTGCATCACAGTTGAAGGTAAACTATTTGGAGTTTAAAAACAATCCAACATCCGTAGCAAAGATAGAAGATATTAAAAAAGTTTATGACAATATTATTGGTGACAATAAAGTGGTAATGTTAGATCATTTTGGCTCATTACCTCTATCAGAATTTATGAGCAAAATTAAACACATGTATTTTGTTGAAGGTTGTCGCTATATTGTGGTTGACCATATTTCTATTTTAACTTCACCAGATGTTGCTAATGAACGCGCTGAATTAGATATGACGATGACTACCTTAGCAGCTTTTTGTGCTGCAAATGATATTTGTATTATTGTGATTAGTCATATCAATCGTACTAATGCAGATGCCTTCAAGCCACCTAAAGGCAAGGAAGATCAACCGTTTTGGGTTCGAGTGACAAAAGAGTCACTACGAGGTAGTAGTAGTTTAGAAGCATTAAGCTGGAATATCTTGGCACTTGAGCCTGAAATTATGCCAGACCGTACACGTGGTCGTTGCCGCATTGTGACGCTTAAAAATCGTACATGGTCATATTTGGGGGTTGCCGATGCATTCAAACTTGATGCTGACACATGGGAGGTGATTTCTGATGAAGATGAAGTGAGTTCATTTTAGAATTGAATTGCCCAGATTTGATCTGGGCAAAGAAAGGAAGTATGAAAAGAATTACAGGAAATGACTTAGATAAAGATGTACTAATCCGAGGGAATACTCTATACAGCCCTGCTACATGCATATTTATAACAAGAGAGGTTAATAGATTTTTTAATGACCACGCTGCATCCAGAGGGGAATATTTGATTGGCGCTACTTGGCATAAACGGGACAACAAATTTATAGCAGCTTGTAATAACGGTAAAGGAAAAAGTGTACACTTAGGTTGCTTTGATACGGAAATAGAAGCTCACAATGCATGGAGAGCTTACAAGCATGCTTTAGCTTGTAAATTAGCAGACGAACAAACTGACCCGAGAGTAGCAGATGTCTTAAGGTCATATTATGCCACATCATAGGAGTTAAAATATGTATATCAGTATAAAATCAGGCTATTACTTACACGAGAACATTGGCATCTACGACAGAAGTGATGTAGCTATTGCATTTGCTGCACAACAGCTCCAACAAGAGCGTGATGACTACCATGTGTATAAAATCTACTATCGTGCTCCAGAGGCTCCTATGACGTTCTCATACCCTGTATATGTGTTGTCTAATGTTGGTGGTAAGATTACTGTAGATCATTACAATCCCGATGGTGAGCTGTTGAAAGCATTTCTTTATGAGGAGAAGAGTTTATGAAACCAACAATCAAAGTAGACATTTCAAGTCTAGACACACCACCCACATGGGGCATGGACACAACAGAACATACCTATTTAATCTGTCGTAATGATGATTTATACCTTGAGAATGCGTGCTTTAATGGTTGTCCACGGTGCGTAGAAATTGCTTGTAGAATCGCCAGTGAAGCTGTTAGGTATTGTAATGTAGTTCTTATTAAGGAGGATACGTGAAAATAAATCAAATTCAAAGCCAATTAGCTATCAACGCTTTCCTAATTAATATGATTGAGAAAGATATTACGTGTTGTAAAGACACTATTAAATACGTCAATTCTGTTCTTAATAGTGAGGAAACATACTCTGGTAGGTATATTGCAGGACTAACTCTAGATAAACAAAACAGCATTAAACAGATGCAATATGGCAAAAAGAAACTAGCCAAGCTTGTAGAATTACAAAAGAGTTTGAAGAAGCAGAAGAAGTTTTATTGTACACAAATGAGAGAGATTCAGCTATGTGTTAAAATGCTGTCTAGAGCTAAAGAACCTAGTCAGTATGATTACTATGAGACTAGGTATGATATTGCTAAGACTAAACTCTGGATGTTTTGGGAGAATTTATGAAACTAGAAAATAGAGATATTGCAGAAGCTCTGGGATTGGTGTACATTGGTGTCATTGACCAAATTGATGGTGAATACTATCATTATTTCCGGTTTGGTAGTAAAGACTTCTACTACAGTGAGTGGAGAGATTTAGAAGAATGTTGGGAAATGGCTTCTGAGAAAGTGGTAAAACCATTGGTGGAGTTGATTGTAGATAAATTGTAATTATTGGAGGAACGGATGGCTGATACGAAGGTTTATAAATGGATTTATGATATTGATCTTGACAAACTATCAATGTTATGATATAATTTACCTTTATAAATCATAGAGGTAAATTGTGAGTAAAGTATGTAAGTGTTGTAACATTGATAAAAATGACTCTGAATTCTATATTGTTGAAAAACTGACAGATGGCTCAGTTAAAACAAACTCAAAGTGTAAAGTTTGTGTTTTAGCATACAATCGTAAAAAGTATTCTGAAAATGAAAATTACAGAATAAATAGGAAGAAAAGTTCTAAAGCTTTATTAGAAAACCCAATTAATAAAGCCAAAGCTTTAGAACGAAGTGGCAGGTTTTATAGAAGTATTTCAGGTAGAGCTAAGACTTTATATAAGAGTGCTTGTAGAAGATCACAATCTTACATGGAATTTGATATTTCAAGCGAGTGGATAGAAGAAAAGTTATTAAAAGGTTGTTGTGAAATAACTGGAATACCTTTTGATTTTGAGTCACACAAGATTTATTCTAAGAATCCATATTCTCCTAGTATCGACAGAATAGATTCTAATAAGGGTTATACAAAACAAAACGTTAGAATTGTTCTCTGGCAAGTTAATCTGATGCGAGGAGAAATGTCAGATGAAGAAATAATTGTAATATGTGAAAAATTTATAAAAGGTATGTGTGAAAAGGATAAGGAGAATACCAGTGGAGAAAATGAAATGGATATATGACTGCGAGACTTACCCTAACTGTTTCAGCTTCAGTATTGTTAGAGAAGATGGAAAGTTCAAGAAAACTTTTGAAGTGAGTTTTAGAAAGAATGATATTGACGGTTTGTTCAAGTGTCTAAATTATCTCAAAGATGAAGAACTTTATGCTGTAGGATTTAACAACTTAGGATTTGATTACCCTGTTCTGCACAAACTCATTGGCTTGATGTTATCAGACAAAATGCCTGTTAATGGAGCTACAATTGCAAAACGTGTGTACAAGTTTGCACAAGAACAAATTGAAAGTTTCAAAGGTGATGGTTTTGGTAATACTGTCAAAGCAGATGAACAATATTTCAAACAGCTTGACTTATATAAGATTCATCACTTTGATAACAAAGCGAAATCAACTAGCTTGAAAATGCTGGAATTCAATATGCGTGAAAACAATATTGAAGACCTTCCATTTCCTGTTGGTAAAGAACTCACCTCAGATGAAATTGATGAGCTGATTCGATACAATGAACATGACGTTGAAATGACCAGAGTGTTTTACCAGAAGAGTGTTCCACTGATTGAATTACGTGAGCAGTTGTCACACAAGTATAATCGTGACTTCATGAACCATAACGACACAAAAATTGGCAAAGATTACTTTATCATGCGACTTGAAGAAGCTGGTGTTCCAGTGTACAAGATGATTGACGGTAAGCGTAAAATGAATCAGACTAAACGTGATGTCATTAATCTAGGAGAATGTTTGTTCGATTATTATGACTTCAAACGTCCTGAGTTTATAGCCATTAAAAACTGGTTTGCAAAACAACGTATTCGTGAAACAAAAGGTGTATTCAGTGATATTGAAGAACACTTGTTAGGTGATGTTGCACAATATGCTGAAATGAGTTTGAAGCAGAAGAAGTTCAAGAGTGCTCCTACCAAAACAGAGTATGATGCATTCTTACGAGAACACCCTAAAGGTTGGGTGGAAGAAGTTAAATTAGCAGCTACAGAATGGCTCTTAGATGAGCAAGGTAATCATGTAACAGAAACATTTTATGATGCTAAAGGTAAGCAGAAAACTCGTAAGGTAAGAGTGAACAAAACTTCCTATTATGGTTGCTGGAGGATTGCAGAAACCTTGAATGTTGTTGTTAATGGATTTAGGTTTGACTTTGGTGTTGGTGGGATTCATGGTAGTTTATCTTCCAAGGCTATCAAGGATAATAAAACATACATGATTCGTGACGCTGACGTTGCATCCATGTATCCGAATATTGCTATCTCCAATAACTGTTACCCATTGCATTTGACAAAGAAGTTCTGTGAGATTTATAAAGATGTTTATGAACAACGTAAGAGCTTTGCTAAAGGTAGTGCGGAGAATGGTGTCATGAAGCTTGCCTTGAATGGTGTTTATGGTGACAGTAATAATCAATATAGTCCATTCTACGACCCTGCTTATACAATGAAGATTACCATCAATGGTCAGTTGTCACTGTGTTTACTTGCTGAGAAATTATTAGAAATTGAAGGCTTGAAGATTGCTCAGGTAAATACAGATGGAATTACAGTTGCAATGCGCAGAGACACAGAAGAACAATACATGGAAATCTGCGAAGCTTGGCAGAAGCAAGTTGGACTAGAATTGGAATATGCTGATTACTCTGCTATGTGGATACGAGACGTTAACAACTACATTGCACAATATACAAATGGTAAATTAAAGAACAAAGGTGCTTATGAGTATAAAGATTTAGGATGGCACAAAAATTCTTCATGTTTGGTTGTACCAATGGCTGCTGAAGCTAATATGGTGTTTGGTAAAGATGTTCGTGAGTTTATTTCAGAACACACTGAAAAATTTGATTTTATGCTTCGCACTAAAGTACCACGATCTAGTAGACTTGCATTAGTTCAAGATGGAGTTGATGTTCTACAACAGAACATTTGCCGATATTATCCTTGTAAAGATGGAGGTAAGCTTGTTAAAATTATGCCTCCGTTAGAAGATGGTGGAGAAGAACGCAGACTTGGTATTGATATTGCTTGGGATGTTAAGACCTGTAATAATATGGATGACTTTGAAGGTAACATTGATTACGAATATTATGTTGCAGAAGTTGAGAAACTTCTCATTAAATAGCTTGACAACAAAAACAAACTAGAGTATAGTTACAAACATTGAACACTAAATAGGAGAACATATGATTACAATTAGCACACTTCAAAGTCAGATTGCTTTGAATAGAAGAAACTTAAGATTCTTGGAGAACAGTATATGTGAGACAAAGAACGACATAAAAGACCTAAAGCGTCGAATTTCTGAAACTCCCGATGTTTATAGAGAACAATACGCAAAAAACATCCAGGCATCTTTTGACTACAACTATAAAGACCTCGCAAGAGGTAAGAAGTGGATCAAACAG